TTTTTTAAAAGTACTATATTATTATATTCCTATACATATCCTTTTATCTCCCTCCTCCCCCCTTTTATTTCCTGTAGAAAAACAAGGGGGGTATGAAAAAAATTGAAAAAATTTTTTATAAAATTTTTTCGAGAAATTAAATAGAGAGATTGATTTTTGATTGGATTTAGATAGGATAGAGGATATGAAGAAAAAGAGATACAAATGGAAATATGAATATATCTTTACAGCATACGAGTTAGCCAAGAACGGGGCTCGGAAGGAGGATTATTTACAGGCGTTGGGGATAAAGGAGGATACGTTTTTGATATGGAGAAAAGAGATACCGTTATTGAGATTGGCAATAAAGAAAGGAAAGGAGGCGAGGAGGAGGGGGATTGAATTAAATGAGAGTTTTTCGGAGTATATTTATGGGCATTTATCTCCGGAAATGAAGGAAGTATATGATCGGCTGGAGAGGTATGAAAAAGCAGGGAATGTATCCAAGATAGAAGAACTGATGAATCGGAAAGGGAGGCGGTTTCGGCAGAGGATGCTGATTCATGCGTGGGCGTCGCTGAATTTTTCTTTGTCGGCGGCGCTGAAGCGGTGCGGAGTGCCGTATCAGATGTTTTTGAGATGGAAGAGAGAGGATTTGGAATTTGCTCAGTTATTGGATGAGATTGAGTTTCACAAGAAGAACTTCTATGAAGAGGCGTTAAATAAGCAGATTGCGATGGGGGATTCCACGTGCATTATTTTTGCAAACAGAACCATCAATGCAGACAGATTTCCTGAGCCGAAGCAGCAGATAAACATTCAAAAGCAGATACACCATCAGATTGACATTGTTCAAGTCAGTCAGTTAAATCTGCCTGTGGAAGTAAAGCGTTTATTATTGGAGGAAGTCAGAAGAGTAAAATCTGTCGGCAGCAGGGTTGTGGAAAATGAAAAGGGGGCGGCCGCCCAATTTCGGACTGGATGAATGGGAAATCTGTGCTTCTCTGTGTCGAGACAGTTTTTTTGATTTCGTCAGAGAGTTCTGGGGAGAGATTATCCCTGATGAGCCCGTATGGAACTGGCATATAAAATATCTGTGCAGACGGCTCCAGCGCATAGCAGAGCGGGTGTTTCAGGGGCTTCCTCTGGAGAAAAACCTGATTATCAACATCCCTCCGGGAACGACAAAATCCACACTGTGTTCTGTAATGTTCCCTGCGTGGATTTGGACTCGAATGCCTCAGGCAAAGATTATCGGTGCCTCCTACTCCCTTATCCCCGTTGCTTCTGATTTGTCCAGAAAAAACAGAGACATCGTTCTCAGCGAAAAATATCAGAAATGCTTTTCCATCGGAAATATTGAAGAAGGAAAAAAGATAAAACTTCGAGAAGACCAATCGACAAAAAACTACTTTATTAACTCCTTTGGGGGAATGAGATACGCCGTAGGAGTACAGGGCTCTATTACAGGAATGCACGCCCATTTCCTTATTGTAGATGACCCTATCGACCCGAGAGGAGCCCGAAGTGAGGCGGAAATTAAGAGTACAAATACGTGGCTGTTTGAATCCCTCTTTAACAGAAAAGTCGATAAGAAAATCACCCCTGTTATCCTCATTATGCAGCGCCTCCACGTTGAAGACCCCACAGCAGCTATGCTGGAGAAGTTTGGAAGAGAAAACATCGAGCATATCTGCCTCCCCGCTGTCAAAACCCCGGATATACACCCCCCTCAGCTGGCAAAATACTACAAAGACGGCCTCCTCGACCCCATTCGACTCAGTGCTGAAGTGCTCGAAAATGAAAAACGAATGGGACAGTATTACTGGGCCTCTCAGTTCCTCCAGTCCCCTATCCCCGAACAGGGAGGGATGTTTGATGTGAGCAGACTGAATATCGATTTCCCGCCGGAAAATGCAAAATGGAGAAGAAAAATCCGATTTTGGGATAAGGCCGCCACAAAAGGAGACGGATGCTATACTGTCGGAGTTTTAATGGGAGAAGAAATTGTCGGAAACGGCATTCGATATTGGGTGCTCGATGTTGTGCGGGGACAGTGGGAATCCTGCACCAGAGAGAAAATCATTCGACAGACTGCGGAACAGGATGGAATCGGAGTGGAAATCTGGATGGAACAGGAACCCGGAAGCGGCGGAAAAGTGGATGCAGAATATACTATTCGAAACCTGCGGGGATTTCGAGCAAAAGCTGAACGGGTCTCCGGAGACAAGTTTGTTCGAGCCGACCCCTTCAGTGCTCAAGTGAATGCCGGAAATGTATGGCTCAAACGGGCTCCGTGGAATAGAGACTACATTGAAGAACTCCGTTTCTTTGGACCTGCTTGTAAATACAAAGACCAAGTTGATGCCTCATCTGGTGCTTTTAATAAACTGTTTCGCCAGAAAGTAAAACTTGGAGCATTTGGAAAATCCGAAAGGAAACAAAATGAATGAACAAGAGAAAAAAATCCTGAACACAATGAAACTTCAATATCTCCGTGATGCATTCTACTCTCGAATGAATCTTGGGAAACTTCTGGAACGGACGGAACGAGATATTGACTCTGCCTGTAATTACCCCCTCGAAATCACCCCCGATATGTATCAGGAAATGTTCCGACGAAACGGAATTGCAAACCGAGCTGTTCGTTTTATGCCCATCGAAAGTTGGAAAATGCTCCCGGATATTTATGAAGTAGAGGACACCCGAATTGAAACCCAGTTTGAAAAAGATATAAAGGAGATAATTGAGAAAAATTATCTGTTTTCTTATCTGAAACGAGCTGATATTCTGTCCGGAATCTGTCGATACGGAATTCTGTTTCTTGGAATAGATGATGGAAAAGAACCATCTGAACCCGTAGAAGGCATTGATGAAAACGGTCGGGGAGAAGGTGTCCCGGAGAAAAATCGAAATCTCCTTTATCTTCGAGTTTACAAGGAAATTAATGCTCCCATTATAGAATGGGAAACCCGAACAACGAGTCCTCGATATGGAAAACCTCTATATTACTCTATTCGTACAACAGAAAATCCTTATATGGGAGCGGTTCGAGAATTCCGTGTCCATTGGACACGGGTTATTCATTTGGCGGACAATCGAGAGGAAAGCGATGTGTTCGGCACTCCGCGAATGGAGCCCATTTGGAATATGCTTCTGGACATCCGGAAACTGCTTGGAGGTTCGGCGGAGATGTTCTGGAGGGGGGCTTTTCCGGGATATGCGTTTGAAGTATCCCCTGAACTTCAGGGTTCTTTGAATGATGTTGAAATTGACAGTGATGCTGTTCGGGAAGAGTTTGAAAAGTGGGCGTCCGGACTTCAGCGATATATGGCAATGACAGGGGTTCGAGTGCATTCTTTGTCCCCGCAGGTTGCAGACCCTTCTCAGCATCTTGAGGCGGAACTGAAAGCAATAGCCCTGTCTATCGGAGTGCCTTATCGAGTCTTTATCGGAACAGAAGAGGCAAAACTGTCCTCCAGTCAGGATGTTCGTTCGTGGAATGCCAGAATTGATGAACGGAGAGAAGGGTATTTAACGGATTTTGTTATTCGTCCTACCATTGACAGACTGATTGGAATGGGAGTGGTTGCCCGTCCGGAACACTACACAGTGGAATGGCCGGACCTGAATATACTGTCAGACCTCGATCAGGCGGATGTTGTTCTCAAACAGACGTCTGCTATGGCCCAGTACGTATCAACGGGAGTAGATCAGTTGGTGCCGCCTCGTGAGTATCTCACAATGTTCCTGAAGAAGACGATGGGAGAGGCCCGTCAGATTGAAGAGTCGGCTGTGAAAAGAATGGATGAGTTTCCGGAGGAAATGAATGTGCCGGAAGGAGACGAAGAAAAGAAAGAATGAAGATTTCCGCTGTCACACCAACAGGGGATAGACCTGAGGCGTTTTCTCTTTGCCTGAAATGGATGTCCAGACAAACAGTTCAGCCGACGGAATGGATTGTTTCAGATGATGGACTGAATCAGACAGTCTTTTCCGGACCGCCGTTTTTGAAGTATTTTCGAAGGGAAAGAAAAGAGAATGAACCCCCTCAAACTTTACTTATTCAACTCCGTTTTCTTCTCGAAAAAGTGTCCGGGGATTATGTTTTTGTGATAGAAGATGATGACTGGTATGCTCCGGACTATATTGAAACAGCTCTGAAGCGTCTTCAGCAGTACAAATTAGTCGGTTTGGCAAAAAATCAGTATTATTTTCTGAAAGACAGAGAATATGTTCAGCATCAGAATCTTCATCACTCTTCTTTGTGTTCTACTGCGTTTTCGGCAGAGATAATAAAGAAAGTTTCTGCTCTGTCTGTGGGGGATTATCCTTATGTGGACTTGAAAATCTGGAGGACATTGAATTGTTCCAAAATGGTTTTTCAGGATGAGCGGGTTTTGGTTTTGGGGATGAAGCAACTTCCCGGACGGTGCGGATATACCTATACATCCAATCGGGATGGGAGATTATCTTCCGCTTCTCTGAAGAAAGACCCTGATTTTACATATCTTCGGAAAACAGTTGGAAGGGAGGACGCCGCTGTTTATGAAATGCTCTGTCATAACTCTTGTAAACAATCCGGAATTGTATGAGAGAATGGTTGTTCGCTCTTTGTCCGGTTCTGTGGATACTCCTGAATATGAGTTTGTTCCTGTTTATTTTCCGACGTCGGCGGCAAAAGGACTGAATGAAGGGATTCAGAAGGCCTCTTTTGATTTCCTTCTTTGCTGCCATCAGGACGTATCGTTTCCTGTTCTTTTGTGGACGGATAGACTTAAAAAAGTGTGGGAACTTCTTCATCAGGGATTTGGGGTTGTTGGAACATTTGGGAAGGAAAAGAATGGTAGAGGAGTGGGATATATTTTTAATCCATTCCCAAAAGTTTTAAAGGCGGAAAAGCATTCCGCAGAAGTTCTTTCATTGGATGAGCATTGTTTAATGTTTTTGCGTTCTTCCGGTTTGTGTTTTGATGAATCCAATCCTTCTTTCCATACATACGGAGCAGACCTTTGTATGCAGTCTGTTCAAAAAGGACTTCGAAATTACTGCATTCATTCCGGGGGATTGAATCATCTGTCCGGAGGAAAAAGGGATGATGCGTTTCCAAAATCTGTAGAATGGTTTGTACAGAAGTGGAAAAAGAAAACGCAAATAAAACAATTTATTTCTATGTGTTTTGAGGCGAATCTTGAAACTGGGAGTTGGCATTCTTGCATTTAGCGGTTTGGAGTTTTTGAAACCCTCTTTACAGCAGATTCGAAGGTTTGTATATCGAATCACAGTTGTTTATTCTCCTGTTTCTTATTTGGGGGACAAAGCCGCTCCGTTTGTCCTTCCTCTTTTGGAACAACTGAAAAAAGAGGGATGGATTGATTGGATTATTTTTTCGGATATTCGTCCGGTTGACAAAATCAATCATTGTCAGGGAGCGGCACAATACCAGTATAATCTGGCAAAAAAGGACTGTCTGAAAAACAATTGTACACACTTTTTGGCAATGGACAGTGATGAGTTGTTTGAAGGAAAGCAGTTTCAGGCCGTTTTGGCGGAAGTGGAAAAGGAAGCATTGACTATTTGTCATTTATACGATTATGTTGGGAGACCTGTTTATCGGGCAAGGGGGGTTTCTAAACTCTGTGTTCCGTTTATCCACCGGATTGAATGTCCTCTTGGATGGAAGGAATATCCTGTCTTGATAGATGCCAGTCGAATGGTTTGTTCTGATACGTATCGAATCCTTCCGAAAGAGAGGATTGTAATGCATCATATGACGGCGGTTCGATACAATGAAAGAGAGTTTTGGAGGAAGTTTCAGGGACACGCCTGTTTTGCCGGAAAGAGTCAGAAGGAGAAAGAAGAGTATGTTCAGAAGTACTTAAACTTTCAGGGGGGAGAAGGGTATGAAACTGTACTGGATATTTTTGGGATAGAAACATACTGGTCAAAAGAGTTTGCTCTGTTTTATAAAGGGTTCTTTGATGGAAATACAGCCAAAGGTTCCTAATTGGAAAATCGGAAAGAAGGACAAAGAATATTTATTTTCTTTGTTTTTTTCTTCAAGGAAGAGACCGGATTTTCTAAATGAAACTCTTCGCAGAATCTATACAAAAGCAGAAAATCCATCGAACATTCAGACAGTAATTCGATTGGATTTGGATGACCCGGAATTATCGGAAAATCTGAAGATTATTCAGAAATGGAATGCTTACGGGGTTGTCGGACCAAGACTGGATGGATATGAGAGTCTTCATATTTATTATGAAGAGTGTGCAAGAGTTTCTTCTGGGAGGTATCTATGGCAGTTAAATGATGACGGGTGGATAGAGACGGAAAAATGGGATGCCGTTCTCCAGAGGGAATTGTCTGTTTTTTCAAAGGATATATTTATTTGCTGTTTTGATTGTCTTGGGATTGATGGAAAAGGAAAGTCTTATGACTGGGCATTTCCGATTATGAGTCGAAGGATGATGAATCTTTTGGG